CGCGGTGGAATTGAATTGTCAGCCAACTCCACCCAGCTGTCAACTAGAAGTTTTTAAGCTATACCTCCCCGGCTTTTCCATTTTGCTACAATCGGCGCGAAGTTCGGCGGGTTGTCTCCTTTAATCGGGAGATTGCGGGTTTTTAGGTCAGCCATTGCATTGCTTGTATCCCACGTCCATTTATCGCCCTGGCGAACGGTGAGGATGACGTCAGAGAACATGGCGGGGATCTTGGGCGCAAGTGCTTTGCCGAGAGTCGAGGCCATAAGCTTGACCCCGCCAAGAACCAAATCGGCTTCCCTTTCAACATGAGCCAAGAGAACGAAATGGCATGTACACCCGTCGCAAAGCTTACGCAATAAACCTTCGAGTTGCTGCTGAGCGATACCCCAATCCGACTGAGAGCGCACAGGCTTGCCTCCGATGACAAGTGATAATGCCGCGTTGTTGAGCCCTGTAAGGGAGTCGATAACGAGAACTCGCTTTGTTGTCCAAGTGTTGACTGATCCGAACTTTTTTCCTGTTCGCTGGTCTTCGAAGTCATTTAAGCTCCTGAATAGTTCAATGAACTGGTTATGCTTACCCCGGTTCGGATCAGTCATCTTCGCCAAGGATTCCAGCGATAGTGTATTGATCCGGGTTGCGTTCTCCAACATCTCGAGGAATGAGGTGTCTGAGGCCTTGAGGGTATGCCAATGGAGGTTTTCAGGGACCGGCTTACCCCGGTCGGTGAAGTAGCCGGTTAGGGACTCCAGGCCTGGTTCGAGGGCTAGGTAGAACACTTCGAGTCCGGTTTCGACCAGAGTCCCGATGGCGTGGGTTTTGCCGGAGCCGGCTGGCCCCATGAGCATAACGTTAAAACCGGGCAAGCCGGCGTTGATGGTTGGTTCAGTCATAGTAGTTAGTCAAAAAATGATCCGAAGATCGCTGCCAGCACGTTCCAGCCGATTATGGCTACAACGATAGTTAAGACAATTTCCATTACGTTTCTCCTAGATTAAAAAAGACACTTAGTTTTTCAACTCCTCAGGCACATCCACCTCACGACCAAGGCGTGAAGTCACGAACGTCCTCATAGCTGCAATGAGTAGGGTGGGCCCACTTTGCATAAACTCAGGCTTGTCTTCGTAGTTCTGCTTGACCCAAGCCAGCCACACTCCATCGTGGCCAATGTCAGTACAAACCCGCCAATCGGCGATGATCGGCCCGGCTTGATTCCAGTTGGTAGACGGTGTGTACACCACGAATTCATCGCTGACGAGCAGTTGCTTTTGGTCTAGCACGACACTGCCAAGTGGAAACAGTGTGTTCTTGGCTTTTGCTACTAACCAATTTAGCGTAACGCCCGTGGCTGTTGCTGTTTTGATTCTCATTTTAATCTCCAGTAAACCTGCTAAGCCGGATATCGAGTTCGTATTTGAGAACCTCCGGCGGGAGTTCTTCGAACGAATTGCGCCAGACGAAAATGAAACTTCCGTTTCCGTGCTTGGCGCAGGGTACGTTGACTGGAAACCAGCCCGCGCAGCGATCATCTGCAACCCTCCCCCAGATATCCCCACAAGTCGGGCAAAAGTAAGCCAAGTTGTTATGGTTTACTTTATGATCGTCCCACCGGGAAAGCTCAGGGGAAGAGCCGAGAAGTCTATTGCCCAGGAAGTACAGGGCTGGCATCGGGCTTATGTCCCCAACTAGCTTCCCATTCCGCGACCGTCGTTTCCTTCCGGGCCAACGGGTCCCAAACTCGCTTTTCAAAGTACATCGGCAGCCAGTCTTCCGGCGTGGCCGACTTGCAGACGTTCGTCATCGAACACCCACCGTATTCTGCGCAAGCGTGGTCCAGGGCGAAGTCCCAATAACCTTCCCGCCAGCAACCTATCGCGGCTTGGATGTCTCGCAAAACTTGGCCGTACCAGCGATCGACCTCATATTGGCTCCTGTAGGTAACGTGCTGGAGGGTGTCGTACTTGGTCTTGAGGATCGAGACTCCCCGGACCAGAGTTCCTTGGACGTTGATGCCAGCACGATTCGCCGCCCATTGGTATCCAGTGAACTGACTTCGCATCTCCCATTGTTTAGACCAACTTGCACCGAGACTGGACGTTGTTTTCTCGTCGACACAGTAATTACCTCCTGCGAATTCGGCGAGCATGTCAGCCCGGCCAGTGTAAAGGATGGGGTCGCCGGTTACTGGATGTAGGATATCAAGGGGCTCGGCGAAGGAAAATTCGATAGCGCGCTTGCCGTCGGCAAAGGTTAGTGGAGTTGCGCCACAATCGCCTAAGGGATAGCGCTCGAAGTAGAATTCCAATGCGCCTGCAGTGCGGTTCGCGGACTTGGCGGACTCCGCCGGGCACTCAAAATCGCCATAGGCGACGAGTAGTGCGTTAAGCCCGGCGCCTTCGGCGTCCTCTTTCGACTTTCCCTGTTCGTAGAACGCTTTTCTCGCGATCTCGATGCCCTTGGCGAAGGCCCCGCCAGCGACCAGATGAACGGACTCGGACTTCGGCTTCCAGTGCTCGACGTAGCTGCGAAACATCTTGTGCTTGCAACTGCGAAAGGCTCCAAGCATGGTGGAGTCGAAAGTGTGGGGGAACATGGTGTTGGTCATAATTAAGCCCATTTTGCGATGTAAGCCGCAGCCATACTGGAAAGAACAGCGTTGGATTCCAGGGAGATACGCTGAGTACCCTGCTCGCCGTCTAAGGGAAACTTGAGATAGGTAATGGTGTATCCCCCAGTAAAATCAAACTCTGGAGTGCTATCCCAGCTGCACCCATTGCTGTTATGCAGATAGGCCTTACTATCCGGGTCTTGCCACAAGTCCCCCCAGATTGCGCGCTCCCCAACTATGAGCGCGCACCCAGTAATCTGGCAATCGTAAATCTCACGCCAGCCTTCCGGTACAGGTGGAAGCGGGAAAACCTCCTTAACTTCCGAGTAGCTCAAGCTCAGGAGATTATTCCGGCGATCTCGCAGCGCGCTCACATCCCGAAATGTTTCTGCCTGAAGTCTAGACTCTTCCGCCGTCAAGGCTGCAACCGCGTTCACCACGCATTGCTCTCTGGTAGGTATTTGAGGCTCAAACTCTCCGACAAGGATACTCCCATCTGGGGGCTTGTCCCCATCAACCCGCGCGACGAAATACCAGCTGTACAACTCTTGCCCTAGCACAAGTCTTTCTTGTCCCGTGGCATCCAGATACATTTTAACTAACATGATAATCCTTGGTAAAAACGCTACCAAACGTAGCTTACTGCCGACTGGTTAGAATCGACAGTGTAGCTAAGTTCAAAGACCTTCAAGTTCTGATAAAAGAGCATCCCCCGATGGCTTCGGCTTCGCCTTGCTAGTTTTACTCCCGCCCGCGGCTTGCGCGACCATCGCCCGGCCAGCGCGGAGTGCCTTGATCGCTTCTTTCGTTTCCTCCAACGTCAGCGTCCCTTCGCGGGCTTTCTTTCGCCATTCCTGGACCTTGATCTGAAGTTCGAGTTCGGGGTTTTGGGTAAGCATGGTAGTCCTAATTAGTTTCGTATGGGGATTATGGATTAATAATCCGTGGATGTCAACACAGTCTAGCTCAAAACCAACATACGCTTCGGCCGGCTACAGGCAACGTAGAGGCAGCGGTAGGCTTCCTGGCGATTGTGATTGAGCAGGATATCCTGCCAGAACACGAACGCGGTATCGTAGGTCGAGCCTTGAGCGCGGTGCGCGGTGATCGCGTAGGCATGGCGAAGTTGGTGGAAATCATCCTTAAACTTCCAGAAGTCCTTCCAGCGCCGGGGATTGGCCTTCGCGGTTTCAGCTTTTGCATTCAAAATCCTCGTGTATTCGTGCAGCGACTCGGGGTTAAGCACTCGCGCAACGACAGTCCGATTGTCATCAAGGGTGATCGAAACTCGAAAGCACTTGCAACCTTCATACAGCGGATGATACTCGTCTTCAATCCGTGTGACTTCGCCTTCGTCGTCGGTATGGGCAAGGGGCTCGTCCTCGAGGTTGCGGGCCGGCGCAGTAAACAAAACCCGGTCCCCGATAATCCATTGCGGCTCCGGCGAGTCGAAGATATTTTCGCGGATTAACTTATTAAAGCGATCAACTTCGACATTCCGCCACGCGATCACCTTCGACCCGTTTGCTTTTGAGAACTGTCCAGCTAGCGCGTGCTTGATGATTGCGTTTGCAAAGTTTTGCCCTGCGAGTTTCCAAACACCTTCAGTCTCGCTATGGTTTGATTCTAGCTTAACCGCCGGGGAGAACGCGTCGACTTGCTTGCGAATACGCGTTACCAATTCCAGGATCTGGTTGTCGTGGCGCATGACTTTAGTTAACTGCGCGCCATTGGCGAGTTGCCAGATCGGGGATGTTAGTTCCTTAACCGGGGGTAACTGAGCCGGGTCACCCATGAATAAAAACTTGATCTTGTACTCGTCAGCTGTTTTTCGGATGGCATCCATTAGTTGCTGGTTAATCATCGAGCCTTCATCGACGATGATAGCTTTGTACTCGGATAAGTCCACAGGATCTTCCGGGACGGTCATCTCGCGGATTTCGCCTGAAGCTTCTAGCCGAAGTCCGAGAAGGGAGTAGATGGTACGGCATTCAGGTTGGTAATTGGGCTGGGTCACCGACTCGCGGATTACCTTTGTTGCCTTGTTCGTCGGGGCAGTGAAGATAAACCGGCCCTTGGTTTGATTTACGAGTTCCTTAATTGAGTACGTCTTGCCGGTTCCGGCGAAGCCGCGAAGGACGAAGAACGGTTCGTCTGGGTCGGCGAGCCACTCGATGATGGCTGTTAAGGCGGTTTGTTGTTCGGGAGTTAGTTGGGTCATGTCGTTCCCCTGGACTGCAGTCGCGCTATCTCAGCGTCCTTGGCATATATACTCTTCCCAAGCATTTTCACCTCACTGCGCAGTCTCTCATTATCAGCCTGTGTGGCTTGATTGAGCATGTCACGCATGCGGATTAAGCTGGCTTCGCGGTCATCGACGGCGTTGGTAAGCCGCGCTATTTTAGCGTCCTTGGCTTCAATGGCGTCGGCGCAGAGGACCAATGTGTCTCTTACAAAATAAGGACAGTCCCTATCTGCCGCATCTTTTCGCGCTAGTGTTATCAGATTGTTCATGATTGCTCCTTGGCGGCAAGCGCGATTACGCCGTAGGCTTCATCTTCTTGCAGTATTAGCTTTGCCACTTGCTCGGCGGTAAGCTCGATGGTGACGGCCCTGTATGTCGTAGATCCCCCTGCGTGAACTACATGGCCAAAATACTGAATCATAACGGTCATTGTCATCATTTGTTCTTCAGTCATAATCTCTTCCCATAATGCCTTTTCCACTTTTCAATTGCGACTTGGCAGTCATAACACCTAGCCGCGCGCATTTCCTGCCGCAATGCGGTTAACGCATCCCCGCAGTCGTAACAATTAGCTTCTGGCTTCAGAAACTCCAGATCCGCCTCGCGGACTCGCTTTTCGATTTGATCTAAGAGGAACTGCTTTTCTTCGCGGGCTTGGGTGATGTCAACGTCGTCCATTTGATTAGCCTGCGTTAAAAGAGGAAAGCACAACACCGCGAAGCGTCTTGGGAGTTGCCTCTCCTATGAGGACAACTGTAACCATTCCCGGACTGTCGCACCAGGCATTGTAGGCCGCGTCGAAGGTATTACCGTTCGGTACGATATGCCTTGCGATTTCGCTTGTCTCAGCCGCTACAATTGCTGAATCAAACGTATCATACTCGGTATTTTGCGTCTGGGAAATGTGATATAAGTTCATGATTCAAACCCTATTGTAAATAGCTTCGTAAAACAGTTCTCGCAAATACCTGATATCTGGGTCTCCCGCCAGCCAGCCTTTGTTTGGCAGTTGTCATCGGTGAAGTCCTCCAGGCAGTACCTGCATTTTGGGCACATCAACTGCCCTTCTGCTGCAAGGGTCGAGAACTCGTCCCCATCTTCAGGGAGCTGGTGCCCTTTGATTGATTCCTTCATGGCGAACTCCCGGTTACTTGCTGCAGCATCGCCAGCCGGTCACACTTCGCA